CCACTTCGCCTGCAGTGACACCAAGTGACGTAACAGTGACTACGTGCAGAGGTGACCGGTACCAACTCTCGGGCTTTCGGGATCGCCATAGCCTTGCGGGGGGCCTTCTGCCAGTTCTTCTGGGTTAGGGATTGGGAACGGAATACCCCCAGGTGGGCCTTGGGGAATTTCAGGAGGCGTGGTGATTCCTCGGTCTGGGTCTGGGCCTGGAGGAGGTTCAACGGCAGTTTCCTCCAACCTCATGTAAGCGTCTTCAAGACGCCCTCGGTTATGAGGGTCTTCTAACCACTTTTTTTGAATGTGCTGAGGCATACGCTCAAAACTGCGAACCATTTTTTCGGCACCGCTGAGTGCCCTTTCGTCTACGCCACGAATCCCTGGTTCTGCATCGCCATACTTAGGGTGCCATTCAGTCCTTGAGCGTCCGGTTCGATATTCCTTATCTTGAATTTTTTCTTCAAGTATTTCAGCTATGCTTCTTGGCATTACTTAGCCCTTTGTCTGTAACAAGCGTCTTTGTCGTGCATACCTGACGACGCTAGCAGCTTGTTTCTGTGTCCGTTGCTTCGGATTTTAACTGCACCATCGGCACGTATTTCTGTGCTATCAAGGCCATGCTTCTCAAAGTGTGACCGTAGTTCTGGTATCTGGTCTGGGTTGACTCCAAGGTTGTGGGACCAATACTCAGCAGGTGCGGAACCCGATTCCGGTGCCTTTCTGTGGTCATGCCACTTTAATACACCATCAGCGTCTTTATACAAATAGTGTTTTTTAATCTCCGTCATAAATATCCCAACCTAACTCGCCCAGTTTCTTGCTTAAAAATAACCTCGGTAATCTATCCATCTTCTCAGGAAACTCTAAAAACAACTCAACTAAACCTTTGTTGTAGGGCTTAGCGTCTATGGTTACTTCTTCTTCTGATAGCAATGCGTATAAAAGTTTCTCGTTAGTTTTTTCAGTGATTTCATGCAGTCTGTCAAGGTTGAGGCGGTCCACTATTCATCTGGGGTTTCTGGTTTCCTTGAGCGGCCATCATCTGCTGCATCATCTGGTTCTGACCGCGATCCGTTGCTCCCGGCTTACTTACTCTTTCGTAAGTCCTTGTAGTGTTTGTGGGCATATTTGATCCTGGCTTCTTACCTACCTCGCCTTGACCTGCCATAGGTTGACCGTCCTGATTAACAATAATGTCCATCAATTCAGGAATGTTGTTGTATTCTGACAGAAGTGAGATGATTCGGTCCATATCAAACACCTTCCCGTTCTCTTGAAGAAGTTGAATCATGTTTGGATTATTCACGATTTCAAGGATAAACTGCACCCTTTGATCGGGGGAGGTGTGTTTCATCGAGTAAGGTCGAACGTCAAAATTCAAATCATGCCAAATCTCTCCCCTAGAATCAGCAGTAATGTTGAACGGCATTTGAATCGAATCAGAGATATGCACAACGTCTTCAAAGTCCTGCACTGGGTCGTTCCACCAGTAGTACAGAAGGCTCTTGCACACACTAGCCACAGCCTCAAATGTTTCATTCCGCATGTCATCTATGCGGGTATTGGCTTGACCCAACGCCATCCGGTCCTGACCAACTGTTTCTGATTGTGGACCCAGGCCACCTAACGCTGAAAGGTTACCACCCATTTTGTCCATGATGTTATCTAACGCCATCCCGTAGGACATCAACTGTTGATCGACACCTGGGTTTTCAAAGACCTTCACAGAGTTGGGGTCGTTCATTTGAACCATCTCCCCGTCTGCTGCCTCCCTCTGGCGTCGAGCGTCTTCTTCGTGGCCAGACTGAAAACCAAACACAGTCTTCTGTCTAAGAGCTTTACGTGCGTTCTTATTAAGAACCTGATTAGCCAGTTCGTGTACATCCCTCCAGTGTGCAACCGGAGGCACAGGCATACTTTGGCCAATCGGCCAATCGAATCCTAGGAAGTGATACGGACCAGTAAAACACGGGCCGTCCTTCGGTCCCTTCCATTCGGTAATGTTAAGCGGTTCGTTTGTGTGGGCATTGCTGTCAGAGGAATCTCCATCTGCGGAAAAGGTCACTATTTCATTTGAGTCAGGAAGGTAGATTTCCCAAATCTCCACTTCCTCTAAGATGCTCTCAGAGTTCTGGTTGTAGCTTCCCGAGATAGTCCCAATCTTAGGATCACCACCTTCAGTTGTTTTAGACTCAACTAGCTCAGTTAAAGACTTTTTTGCGTCTTCGTTCCAGTCAGGGAACTTCTGGGCTTGCTTAAGAGGCATACGATACTTGTGGCCCATGAACGAGCAATGCTCCCACGGCTTACCTTTAGACTGAAGGTCTTGTACCCAATCATCTAGGAGGACTGGTTCGACGAACGTCCGTCCTACAGGTATCTGCATTTCTTCATTTGCGTCGGTTGTGTAGTGCATGATGTCGGTTTGTGCCCAACCAACTTTAAGAATACCCATCCCGAAGATTGCTGAATTAACCCATTCCCTTACCTTAGAGCCAAAGTCGATTTCTTTGAGCATTGCATTGGCAAGCCTTTGCGCTCTGGCTGCAATATGCTTTAGCTCTTGGTTGTTCGTAGTAACGGTGACTTGGGGCATTCTTGAAGAAAGCATCCTGCCGTAGATTTGCGTAGCAAGCTGGATGTAGTTCATCGGAACACGGTCAGAAGTCCCATCGTCCGTGTAATGCCTACCAACGTACTGACGAACAGACTCGTAAGTGTTCTTGCGGTAAGGCTGGAGCTTTCGGTAATTCTGTATAATTACTGCTCGCAGCTTAGGGATTGTTACCACGACGACTCCTGGTCAATTGTTTTTTGGTGCTTTTTCCTTCTTGCCGCAAAACTGTACGGGGGTGGGGCAAGTTCACTGATATGTGTTTTCTTCAACTTAATGGCAGGTCTGTCCGTAACTCCACGCCACGCTACTGCGGTTGCTATGACTCTATCCCCGTGGTTGTCACCACCGTGAGCAGGGTCTTCGGAGTTAAGTGATTTCTGGTGTACGACTTTCTGATTACTATAAACGTAATCCTTACACTCGTTAATACAAAGGCGACTTCTCTCTGTGTACTCTCCGTTAGCTAGTGCTTTGGAGTGACTTGAAAGAAGCATTAGCTTGGTTTGGGGAGTAGACCACCACCCTGGAGTAAAGGTTTTCTTCTTTTTTATCGAGGATTCGTTAGTTCTCATAAAGTAATGCGCGTACCCAAACTCAATAATATGCGACCCAAACGCTCCACCAGGACCGTTATCTTCCCAGATTAAATACGCCTCCTCGTGCAAGCCTTTAAAGAATCTACCCAAAACACGTACATAACGGGCGTAATCTAACACGCTGATGTTATTACACGCAAACTCCGCTACTTTGAATCCAGTAGTGATATCAATGACTACCGCTGCGTGGTTAGTAGAACCCGGCCCGCCTTTACCCGAGGCTACGTCACAACCAATCACGTACCTTCTGTCTTGGGGTGGGAGTCCGTTCGATAGAGTGGTCCAGAGCTTTAGCCTTCCGTTTGCGATAGATACCCACTCCGGTTCCATAGTTTCTGGTACGAAGTCCAGGTCTCCGATGTGAAACGGCTCCATGCAGGTGTCTTCGCCGTTCTTTAGGCACTCCAAGTCGTAGAACTGACTTCCCGACCCTGAGTAATCTATATCCAATTCCTGTGCGATAAGTCTCTGTACGGGGCTTCTTCTGCACTCTCGGTCGTACCACGGTGATCGTATCTTTCCGTCTAGGATGTATTTGTAATCTTGTTCAGTATCTAGAACTTCAACCTCTTGGACGTTGTTTACTTTACGGGACCGGTACAGACCTTTTGATTTAAAAGGATGCAAGAACCACGGGAGGGTAATCACCTCGATGTCGGGAGAACTAGCGTTCGCTACTTCGTAAAAGATACCCCCTGCTCCCTGTGGGGTAGAGAGCATTATTCGGCAATCTGTTACGTGCTGTGTCGAAGCATACGCAGCGTAGCCGTCATCAGCCTTAAAAGCTGCGAGTTCGTCCATCATAAACGCGAGCTTACGTCCACCTCGGGCTACGTCTCCTGTAGCTGAGTAACCCACGATAGTTGATTCGTTCTCTGGTTGTTTGAGTTTAAGACTGGAGCGGTCGTGCTTTTGCATCTCTGGTCTTAGGAAGGAGGGAAGGTTCTTTAGATGGAAGTCCAGCTTCCACATAAGAGTATCGGGATCGTCGGACTTATCCACAGCGTCTTCTGTTCGAGACACCAGTCCCATCGCAGAGTAGGGCTGAAAGCACCACTGCCAGAAGAAAATGGTTAAGACCATCCACGAAGCCCCCATATCACGGGACTTCTCTATAAGAACGTCCTTTGTCCCCAGATGTTCAATAAGCTGCATAATGCAGTCATCTTGGAACTCCCACGTAATAAACGGGATTACATCCCTAGAACGGGGTTCGTATACCCAGCAGAAGGTGTTGATGAAAAACAATATATCGTCTTTACAGAACTGCCTGATTGCTTCTCCGACCAAAGGATCAGCGTAAGAGGCTTCAATTAGTTCCTGACGATATCTCAGATTGCTTTCTAATTCTTTCGGCACCCCGGCGTATAGTTCGCCGTACGTCCCCGAGCTTTTCGCTTGAGAGATGTTTTTCAGCCGCAGCTTCGAGCAACCCCATTGCTTTTGTGTAATCAGTTTCTCGACTCTTTTGTTCATCTTCCTGGGCCGCCAGTTTATCTAGAATCCTAATTGATAAATCCGCAAACTTGTTCTTATTGGTCTTTTTCATATCGAGAAAGAACCAAGCTCCAGCAGAAGGGGCATCCTTAGGTGACGCAGAGTCGGGGGGAGTTTGGTAAGCCCAGAAGAAGTCACCCACAATATTAGTGGATTCAGACTTGTTTAGAAGAACATCTAAAGATTCAGGCTCCTCCGGTTCCTCAAAGGTAATCTCGCCTAAGAACTCTTCAGGTACTTCTAAACCCTCAATGGGGCCAATATCAGAAGCAATAACGTGATAAGCCTGCCAGAAAGCCTTAATCCTGACATCTGCCGTCCGAGAACCACCCTCTAACTCCTTACACAAGTCCTCAAAGGTATCCCAAGCCTTCTTAGGCTTCCAAGCCCGATAGATGACACTCTTATACTCTCCTACCGCCTGAGAGAACTTGCTTAACTTAGTCATCTACGTCCACCATCAAGGATTTCCATAATAGCCTGGAGGGGTTGGTATTCCGTAGGTTGTTTACGCCCTTTAATCCCATCCATACCAAGAGCCTCTTTAGCTAGACGAATTTCCTGTTTCTTCTTCTTAATGTGGGTGTCGAGAAGTCGAAAGTCTCTGATCCCCGCTTTTCCGTTACTGGTTCTGGAAAAGGCTCTGTGTACCTCAATAGGCGTCTCTGATAGTCCGTACATTTATGCCTCCATGACTATGTACTTGCGATGAAGACCTCAACTTTGCACGCAGCAGCTAGCGGGTCTACCATTATAGACTCTACATCATGCAGGTCTGTAAGAATGTTTATGTCGTCTGCCCCACCAGCAACGTCAATACAGTCGCTTGTTTCCCCGAGAATAAAGCTCTTTCCGGCAGAAAGCAAAACGCCCAGATTCTTATCACCAACAGCGTTAGCTGCATTCTCGTCTTCTCGCTGCTGGATGTTGAGTATGACGGGGTTTGAAGTCTCTAAATTAGTGATTCGTATGTATTTTACTAGGTCACGGTCTATAGCTCCGTCCCTAGCAGTCATTTCCGTAGTAAACGCCGCAAGGGTTAAATCACTAACTCCTGACGGACAAGTTACTATTCGGTGGTAAATGTCGTTAATGCCTGCCACGGAAAGGGTGTTTGTTGAACCCCTGTCGTTACCGTTTAAATCGACAGACTCTTTTATCGTTACCGTTAATGTTGCCATTATCGTTGTGTTCCTATA